CCCGCATTCTTGACAGCGCCTCGGTAATCGATGGCGGCGACGCCGTAATCCAGCCGCACTTTCCATTGCAGGCCGTCTACGTTAAAGCCCAATTCATTGTCCAGAAACGGCATTTGTTCGCCGTTCAGGAAAGCCACTTCGATAATGGGCGCTTCGCCGGGATCGGCGAACACATACCATTCGGTGCCGGAAATACGCGGGGAATCGATAACATCCCGGAACAGACCTCGCACCCGGTTAGGCATTTGCAATTTATTGGCGGTATCCGGATCATATTGCGCTTCATTGGTGACGCGGGCCGCGCCGCCCTGGCTCATGCCGCCCAGCCAAAGGGCGGGGCGCAAGTCCAGGTAATCATTGCCGCTGACATCCAGTTGTTTAGCTAGTAACAGGCGCGCCGCTTCAATAGAGGCGACAGTTACAACTGCGGCGGTACCTGCTACATTGCCATGCAGGGCATCAAACAGGGGAATGCCGTCATAAAGAGCAGGATTGGACGCCAACAAGGCGTAAACATCCGCCTCAATGGTGCGGCGGGCGGCGCGGCCCAGCATTGACGACAGACCGATAAACGCGCCCAGATCGTCATTGATGATGGTTTGGCGGCTGATATTGATAATATTGCCCTTGGTTTTAGCGATGATCGTGGATTTTTCACCGTCCGGAATGGATTTGTTCTTAAACTCTGAGAGTTCAGTTACTTCGTCCAGGTTGCCGAAACTGCCTATGCGGTAGCGGTTATGCACGCGAAAATCCGTCACCGAGCCGACGGCGCAAAAGCGCGTCCAGGTATCTGGCGCGGTGGCGTAAGCAGTTTGCAAGGTTTTGTGCATCGCGCTTTCCAGCAGCAAAGGAAAGTCACTGGTGCTTTGGGTAAAAGCACGCTTGACCATTTCCAGTTCATTCATGCCTTTAATCGTTTCGCCGCCACGTTCAAGACAGAGTTTGGCGATTTCAGTGAGGCGCATGCCGCGCAGTTCATTGCCAGGGTCCATTTTTTCAACCCCGGCCCGGCCGCGCAGGGCGTTAACCCCGGCTTCAATAAATTTGTCTTTGGCATCGACAGTCACGGAGGCATCGCTACGCGAGGTTTCGGCGTTCACTTTATCGGCCCATTTTTGCAACATTTGTTCTTTGGCATCCGTGAAACTGATTCCGCGTTCAATGAAATCATTAATCGTTATTTCATCGGATCTGGACATCAGCCCGAATTTACGGATCCCGGCGATGCGGTCGCGCTCTTGCCGGGTTGATTCCGCGCGAATGGCAATCTCGCCTTCGCTGCTTTGAGCGCCTGCGTTGTGCGAAGCCGAAGGGTCGGGGTTGTTGATAACCGCAGCCGGAACAGCACTGTCCGCCCTGGTTTGATCGGTTGGCGTGTTTACGACTGGAGTAGTCATGGTTTTGTCCTCATTTATGATTATTACGGTGTTGGTTTCGCCTTCGCCGCGCACTTGCGCGCCTGCGTCAGCAGGTATGGGCACGATGGATATTTCCATCGGTTCCCAGTCTATTGCCCGGTAAACTGTAAGATCGTCCTGCTTTTCATCCATTTTTTGCATTTTATTGATGTGATAACCGATGCTGATATTGCGTAAAATACCGGTCTTGACATCATTTAAAATCGGTTTAACTTCATCGCGTTCGCTGAAACGCACTTGCGCGCGGCCTTCATTGCCTAAAAGCCACGCGCGTTCAACAACGCCAATGACATTGGAAAGATCATAATTGTCATGGTTAGCGAGCAGAGGCGCTCCGGAATTAAGCCGGTCTAAATTGACATGATTTTTATCTAGACTTAATTCCTCGATCCATTGATTTTCTGTCCAAAAATCCGTGCGGCGCACTTGCGAGCCGGTTGACCAGGTCAGTTCAACAGTCCGGTCAGTTTCATTCAGCGTGGTCGGAACAAACGCCGCGCGGGTGTGGAGCTTAGGAAGCTGTCTGGTTTGGGCCGGCATTGTTTTCACCTGAATTGTTTGACTGGGCGAATGAATTCGCCCCTACGGATTGTGATTGTCCCTGTCCGGGAATCTTGCGGGCATCGCTGTCCAGGACCAGGCCCAGTGTATCAAGCCGCGCATTGTCGGCGGCCATTTCATTGAGTAATTGTTCGGGGTCGTAACCCTGTTCGCGTATCGCCTCGGATTGGGTCATCAGGCCGGAACGGATGGCATCTTTAATGGCGGGTATTTCCCGGATCGGGTCCACCATCATGCGGGCGGGCGGCGTCCATTCACATGTTAAATACGGGATCCCAGAAGTGCCGGCAAACCAGTTGGCCACGCCATCGCACAAGCGCGGAATAATGAGATTCCAGCGCCAGGCGTCAATGCTGCGGCCGAATTCCTGCCAGCCCATGCGGGCGCTGGAAAAATTGACCTGTGACAAATCGCCGGTCAGCGCTTCATAAGTAATTCCTAAACCCGCTGCAATCGCCCTGAGATTGGCGAGCGTGTACGGCCCGTAATCGTCGGCTTTCGGCGGGTCGGAAAATTGCACGGTGCGGCCGTTTTTTAACGTGTACATCGAGCCGGGTATCAGTTCCGAGACATCGCTGAATTCCGTTTCCGCTTCGCTCGGGTCATCGGTATAAATAAAGCCGGCAAAGAGGTTAGCTATTTTTTGCCGGCTCAGGTAGGCGTCTTCATAAATATCGAGTTCCCGCAAGCGGATCATGACTTGCGTCAACCAGGATACGCCGTGCTCTTGCCCCGGCCGGTCAATCCGGTAAATATGAATTATTTCCGTAGCGGGGACGCGGGAATAGCCGCTTTTGTAATGGTTGTAAAACTGGCCGATTGAACCGGGATGGGTTTTGTATAGATAGTAAGCAACACGGCGGCCAAGTACATCGTACTCAATACCACGCTGAATATAATTGCCGCCTATAAGCGGTCCGTCATTAAATTCATAGAGATAATCCGGTTCCAGGATTTGCAATTGAAACGGCACGGCCAGTCCTTCGGAAGCATAACGCGGCCGTATCCTGATCAGGCATTCGCCGGATTCGGCAACCGAGCGCATCACGGTTTGCTGGATGCCGTAAAAATTTTGCATGCCGCAGGCATCGCATTGTCCGGTTTCCGCCCAGGCTTTCCAAAGATCCTGCGCCAGTTTGGTGTTGCGTTTGTTGCCTGCCTGCCACTGGGCGCGGATACCGTAGCCGACGACATTGTTGACGATGACAGATATGCCTTTGGCCGCCCAGGGATTGTTCCTGACTAGGTCACGGGCCCGGTTGCGGATTAAAGCGGGGTTGGAAATGGCGGAGGTGGCATCGGTGGCAGGCGTTTGCCAGTTGGTAGTACGCGTGGTCTTGCTGGCGGCGTCGTACCGGCGTTTGGTGATGGGTACGATTTCTGCGCTCATAAACCCCTTCCGGTAGGTATGTTTATAAAGCGAGCGCGGCTGGTAGCTGGAGTGGTTACACCCAGTTCCGAACGCATGGAATCACGCAAGCGGATCATTTCCGGATAGGAATTGTAGGTTACTTTTTTGTCGTTAAACTGCACCGATAAAGCGCCTTGGGCTATCGCTGTTTCTAACGCGTCGAGTTGAGTTTGTGTATAGGCCATGATGGGAATGGAGCATGGGCCTTTTTTGTGGACAGAAGAAGGCAAAAAATGAGAATTTTTAAAAAAACCGCGAAAATTAGCGTTTAAGGCGCGAAAATTGAAAAGGAATAGTAAGGGCGGGGGTGAATTGGCTAAAAATTGGACAATCTGAGAAAAGATTATTTTTTACAGGGATTTGCAGCAGGAAAAAAGCGAAAAACGTGGGGTTATCCACAGAAAATCTGTGGATAAGTTTTTTTTTGAAAATTTCAATGTCAATTCCAGTTATATCATGCAAAGCTCATTTTGCTTATCCTGAATTTTTTCAGTTTGGGCAGTGTCGCGCGGAAATCCCCTCTTAGGTGACCTTCATGGCAATTGAAAACGCGGCAAGTGCGCTCGATGAAGTTGAAAGAGGACAATGTGTATCATGGTTTTAAACCGGCGGCGGCCCCTTTAACAGCGCCTTCTACTATGGTCGATATAAACTGATTGGCTTGCGCCATCCCCGCAGTTTGATTCGCATCAGAAGATCCCAGGGTAATGCTCCGGCTTCCGTCTTTATTGTAATTACCGGCAAAGTCCTTAATTGCAGAATCGGTCCCAAATTTTATACCCCATGCTGTCGTCACGTTGCCGTCGGGGCTTTTTCCTGTGTAACTCATAATGCTGCATCCGGATATGACCAACAGTAAAAACAAGATAATCAAACTAAAAAAACATAATCTCATAAAGCCAGCATGATTTTTTAACATGGGTTTTGTATGAGGCAGGTTATCGATTTCAAAATGATGTCGCATCGTATTATTCCTGAGTAAAAACTAATTGCGTACCAGATACCCAAGCTCAGTCAGATCAAAATTTAACTGATCCATACAGGCAGCTTGATAAGTGCCGTTCCAATCTTTATTGATCAGCTTTCCGTGCATGGCGTCAAACTCGGCAATATCGCAACAATACACCGGCTTATTACCTGCCATAGCCCTGATTTTTTGCTCATTGGTTGAACCGGTTTTGGTGTTTTTCGACAACGTAAAATAATATATTATTACCAATTTACGTCCCACCTGGCCGCTCATTCTGGACGGGTAAATTCTTGTATTTCATCAACGGTAAAAAAAACGACAGGGGCGTTTTGTTCCAGCCAGTCGCCGATCAGTTTTTCAAATTCCGCCAGTTTTAAAATATCTTCCTGCAAGTTATGCAGCCAATCGAAAGCGGGTTCCCCGCATTCGTCATAAGCTTCTTCGCCAATTATTTCCATTAAAAGCCTGCCATTAATGAAATCCTGGGCGGCATAGGGCGTATTGACGCCAGTAAAAACAGAATTAATAGCCGGGTTTTTACTAAAAGCGGCTTCGGCGGCGGCGACATCACTGTCAAAATCGCCGTCAAAATGTTCTTCATCCAGGCTGTAGCTGTGTTTTAAATTCATAACCAGCTTTCCACAATTTTAGGATCATCATCGGGCCATCTTTGAATCAGGGTAGTCGGTGAATTAATTGGAATAGCCAGATTACCTGATAAATTCTGAATCATTTTGCGCAAATCCGGAAGGGTTGCAGCGATCATAATTTCATCCGTTGGCTGGTCCAAAACAAATTTATGGGCGA